AAGAGGAATTGTCTGCTATGATTACAAACGGATTGAAAGATTATCTGGAGGCAACTGAAGATGAGTGAGGGAGATGATGCTAGGAAAGCATTTGAGAAACTAGAGAAACAATTGGATGAGTTAAATGGTAAAGTCTTCCACAATGGTGATGACTTGAAAGATAACATCATCAGCAGGATTAACACCTGTCAAGAGATCACAGACATTCTGAATAAGGCGAGAGATGCACAACGAAATCAAGGCAAAAACTCCTAGAGTTGTTGATAACTATTTCCCTGATTGGATAGTGGAAAGAGTTAGTAAAGATCTGGAATACTTCCCAGTTACTTACACCAACTCACCATATAGAGACTTCAAACGTTGTCGATTCTTCGGCAATATGTTGATGGAAGAAGATCAATGGACTGTGCCAATCGAGCGGTGGTGGTTTATTGATTACTTCAATATGTGCATCTACAATGATATTTGTAAAGACTTAGAATTGCCTGGTCATTGTCATCGCATTCTATTAAATGGTCAGGTCCCTGGACAAGAGGGGCAGAATCATTGTGATTCAGATTATGAAGATTACCTCAGTGTAATTTACATGGGTCATGGTAACTCTGGTGCGACAGTATTTGTTAATAATGAAGATGAAGATATCCAGAGAGTAGAATTTAAGGAGGGAAGAATGGTGATATTTAATTCTATGCTCTGGCATCGTGGTGAGGGACCGTCTGAGGGTTATCGGGTGAGTCTCGGGGCGATCTATCCCCTTGTGCCAATCGTCAAACTATCCCATAACCGTTGATCTGGGTCCGTTTTCGTGTATTCTATAGAAGTCAAAGGGATTCACGCCATGCGGACCACTAAAGCAGCAGCACTCCAACAGTTTCGCTACAACTGGAAAGTATCAACCAAGGGCACGAAGTGGGCGACTGATAGTGTTGCTAAGTCTGAAGCATGGGGTAACTTCACTGATCAACTTTGCAAGGAAGGTTACATCACGCTCCGTCAATATGAGTCCTGGTCTAACCCTTTCTGATCATCCTTAATTAACAACAATGACTGACTTTATCTGCGCCTACTTTGGTAAAGATTGGACCATTACTGCCCGTGGGTTTGAGTCTGCTAAGCAAGCAGAAAAGCATGGCAAGTTTATGATGCCAATGGCAGGATGTTTCGGTTTCGCTGTTATCTCTGAAGATCCTGATGCCTGGATTGTTTTTGATCAATTCAGCATGTTATCTGGCAAAGAGACTGTAACTCGCGACGATTTTCACAACTTCACTGTTTCTTTCTGATGATTACTTCCAAAGCACAAATGATCAAAGTGATGTCACAATGTGATGGCGCTGATACTCTCACACGAGAGGAAAAGTTTCAGGTATTTGTGAAAGTCTGCGACAATATGTTGGAAGACGGTAGGATCACAAAGGCAAATCACACTAAATGGACAAATATGTGGTGACAGTCGCCAAACCGTCTCACAGCGCCTTCTAGGTGCCTCTCCGTGCCCTATACTGACTTCAGTCAAGCGAATCCAATGCAACTCACTGCACAAGGCGGAAACATGGTTGTTGACTTCTATCCCGTCAAATTTGCTGATGGGACTGTCAACAACAAGCACATGCTCAAAGTTGTTACTTTCATGGGCAAATCACAGTCCAAGCGTTATATCAACAAGAAAGATATGAATCAAGAGATTGATTCTCGTGTCAATGCTTATAATTATGAAGTGACCGATATTCACACTGATTATCAACTCTTTAACTCTGCACTTTGCGCCGCTTGCTGATGCCTTTCCCCACTCTCTTTTCCATCGCTAAATCTACCTTGTCTCCTCATCAGTTGCAAACACTCAAAGAGAATTATTGTGACATGATTCTTGATAACATGGACATGGATGATCTCATGGTTATGTGTTATGATCTCTTGCTTGATAATTATGAGAAACTCAATGAAGAAGAGGTAAAAGCAGAGATTCTTGATCTTTATGATCAGGAGACGTTAGATAAACTCATGCCTAAAGTTTCACCCTCTCAGGCACAAGAAGATCTCTATTCACAAGTTGTAGCATACAACGAGAATTACGACGATCTCTGATAGTATAAATCCTCACAACTCTCCCCAATTCTTTTCATCATCTCATCATGGATTACGACATCAACGAGAAAGAAACCTCCATCGATAACATGGGCGATTCTTTACTCATTGCTCTGGAAAATGCTGTGAATAGTGATAACTACGCCAACGCAGATGCTATTATGTCTGAGTGGATTGTTGACGGTGTTGATCCTGTCGATGGAAATTATGAGTTTATTTTTATACCTAACCTCACTCTCCAATGATGACGAAAGCAGAAAAGATCTTCCTTGCATTGCATCAAGTTGACGGCATTGAAGCACTCGTAAAAGATCTAGACTATCAGCAGTATTTGACTGAAAAATGTATCAAACTGCGGTGTGAATTGAAGCGTCAACTATCACTAATCAAGGCAGGCGACGACGCCGTGTGCGATTGGTAAGGTGTCCACCCCCGCCCTGATTCGGGCGGGATCCGTGCTTATAATGGTTGCATACCAAACAAAGCGACAATGCTTCTCTCTGATTCCAAGTTCATCGACGCTCTCCGTCAACTGCCTCAATTCTTGTCTGAAACCGATGCAGATGTAGATATGGCATATGATTGGGTCTGCGAAATGTCTCAACCTTTTGCACACGATGGTGCTGCATTCTCCTTCTTTTATGATGTTTACTGCGAGACCTTTGACCAGATGGCATAATGCCTAAATTCGATTCTCACTACTATTCTATCATCAAACAAATGCAAACTATCGACATTGATTACACCAAGCGCCTTGATTCTTCAGCATATTGTGAAGACATCTGGATTCAGGAAGATAGCATCTGGGTTGGTGAAAGGCGTCTCGCTGCTTTCACTATCACGGAAGATTATTCCAACGATGAAGGCAAATATCGTGTGAATTGCCGTCGCCAGATGACACTTGCTGATGGCGCACTGTCTTACATCTACCCACGGATTGCTGGGTTTGATACTGTCAATGAGTGCAAGGAATTCATCCTTGAATATATCAACGACCCTGTATCTCAAGCAATCTTTAACGACCAACATCGTAAGTGCCTGGAGGTCCTATGCGCCTGATTCTCGCTTCTATTGTTATCATCATCGGCACCACAATCGGTGTCAACGCTATTAACGCAGTCTCAAACATGCAAGACGCTAAGATGACACGTTTCTGCAAACAAGTGCCGATCGGTGCTAGTTACGATGAAATGTGTCGCGACTATCGTTAATGTGACAATCCGCTAACCTGCACACCCTGCATCGCGATCCGTCGCGTTGTGGGGTTATAATCTTATCAACGACAAACATTCAAACCTTGATCACACTTCGCCCGCATCAGACTCGCGCCCTCGCTGCAATGAGCGCCGCTGATCACGGTCAAATCATCGTGCCTACTGGTGGTGGCAAGACTATCATCATGATCGAGCATTGTCGCCAACTGCTTAACAACGGTCCCCGCACCATTGTTGTTGTTGCTCCGCGCATTCTTCTCGCTAATCAACTCAGCGAAGAATTCTTGCAGTTTATTCCAACAACGTGGACACATGTAGCGCACTGCCACAGTGGTGAAACGCATCACTTCAAGACAACAAACAGCGACAAACTTGCTCTCTTCAATGATACTGCGCGAGCAGCGAATGAGTCCTGCATTATCTTCACTACCTACCACAGTCTGCGCCGTGTTGTTGATAGTGGCATCGACATTGATGCTATCTATTTTGATGAAGCACACAACGCTTGCACTAAACATTTCTTTGTAAGTGTTGCTGCTATGAGTATGGTTGCCGTGCAAAAGTATTTCTTCACAGCAACACCTCGCGTCAGCAATAAGCATGACCGTGGTATGAATAACCGTGAGATCTTCGGTCCCGTTCTTGAGAATGTCCCTGCTCCTGAGTTGATTCAAGGCGGTCACATTCTTCCCCCTACGATTGTCCCTTTCGAGACAGATCACGTCGTAGATAAGAAGAATCCTCACATGGTCCACAGTAACACTGTGCAGGATATTATTGATCAACTCGATGAGACTGACGCTGCAAAAGTGTTGGTTGCTGTGCCTTCTTCGCGTGTGCTGGGTAACATTCTCGGTCACACAGATATTCTCTCTGAGTTGTCTGATCGTGGTTATGATGTGTTGCACGTCACCAGCAAGTTTGGTGCCTATGTGAATCAAACTAAAGTGTCGCGTGAAGTATTCTTTGACACGCTGACTGCATGGGGTAAGGATAAGCAACGCAAATTTGTGTTGTTTCACTATTCCATTCTGTCTGAAGGTATCAACGTGCCTGGTCTCACTCATTGCATCATGCTCCGCAATCTTAACGTGGTTGAGATGGCGCAAACGATCGGCAGAGTTATCCGTCTCGATAAGGATGACGCAGCACGATTGCAGAGCGGTGAGATTCAACCTCAGCAGTGGAGTTTGTATAACAAACCCACAGGATTTGTGACTGTCCCCGTGCATCGTAACTATGGTGCCGCAGTTATTAAGCGTCTCCAACGTATCACGGATGAGATTTTCGTAAAGGGTATCCCTGCCACCGCTCTCGTGTGACGATCGGCGCGGTGTCCACTATCACCGCACAGACCCCCAAAATCGTGTATCTTAAGGACATGGAGGGGCACACAACGACCGCCCCCCACAACCTCAACTCTCTCAACTCTCATGCGTAAGATCGAATCTCAAATGTGTGCCGCTGTCCAAGGTAACAAGGACTGGCAGTCTGGCAACACTTCTGTGCATTTTGACGCTGAATCTGGCGTCTCTGTTGTGCGTCTCCACGGCAACAAGATCGCTGAGATTGATGACACCTCCATGACGATTTTCGACGGTGGTTGGCAGACTGTCACCACAAAATCTCGCCTTAATGCACTTTGCGAAGAATTCTGCATCGCTGGCGAAGGTGTTTTCCAGAAGAATCACCAGTGGTTTGTGCGTAAGTTTGTTGCAGAATCTTCCATCACTGGTAAAGTCTTCAACGTTGAAGATTTCTCTAACGGTTTCATCTTCGCCTGATTATGTTTGCATCACTCTCTAAGAAAAGATCCAAATCCAATCTCATCACAATCCACATGCGATTTCTTCTCTTAGTTATCATCGGCGTCCTGGTCTACAATAGCAACGACGCTCGCTTCTTTATCTCAGATCAACTCAACAATGCCTCTGAGATCATCCGCCCTGATGCACAACTCAACTTCCGTTATTGATCATGAATCGTTATTGCATTGAAGTCGATCGAATCGAACCTAATGGCAGCATTTATCACCTTGTCCAATATAGAGAATTGAAACCCACTAAATCACTCAAATCACACAAACTTCAACTCAACAAACTAACAACAAAGATCGAAGAAGAATTGCACTATTATCAAGTCCCATTTGAGCGATTTTCTGTGTCTATGGTATAATAACTAATACGCACACTCATTAACAACAATGTCTGATCTTTCCCCTAGTCTCACTGATAAAATTCAACATGAGACTTACGGACTATTTCCACTCCCTGTCACCAAATATACCAACCCTGATCATGACAAACACAAGGAAGATATTCTCAAGTGGATGTCACAACAAGATCTAAAAGAGAAGCACGGTAGAGAAGCAATCTGCCACAACATCACACAGGTAGGTGATAACAATGAATGCCTAACTGCATTGCCTTGGATTGCTGAAACTCTCATCAATGCTGTTAATCAACACAACACAAATGCACACCTGTTTAACACTAACTTCGCTATCCAAGATAGTTACTTAGAGATCGCAGATGTGCAAGCAATCTATGCACCACATGAGCACTCTAATTGTTTATTTTCTCTCACCTACTTCGTCAACTTTAACCCAGACCAACATTGTCCCATTAAGTGGAGACGAAACGTTGCCTCTAATTTCTATCCAGTCATGCAATTTGATTCCACAGGTTTCACACCTTACAACATGACCGAAGCAACATTCAACATTAAAGAGGGAGATATTATCATTCACCCCTCAAACATTACACATGGATTTGATGCTAACCCTACTGGCAATAGAATCACACTTACAGCACAAATCGTCCCAGTAGCATAACAACTATGATTTCCACAGTTATTAACAAGTTTTCCACAACTATGCGCGTTTCTGTGGAATAAATTAAATGGTTAATTAAATATACTTTTGTGCTCTAAATGCCCTTATAAATATGCACACAAATCGTTGCCTCGGACTGTAACACATAAGGGCAAGGATTGCAAACACTTGACAACACCTCCAAGATCCTCTACAATTCACTCAAGTCAACAAATCACAATGGGACGGACTTACAAACGCAACGACCTCCACAACTCTCGTAGACCGAAAAGTATCAGAGAGAAACGTCAATTTAACGGTAGCAAAAAGACTACCAATTATGACAGTTATTCTGAGGACTATTCCACCCGCTACGATAACAACAACACCAAGGAGGATTACACCCGTGAATGAGATCGACACTGATTGGATTGATGACATGCTCGCTGAGGATTGCCCCGAGTATGATGACCTAACTGAAGAAACACTTAGTGACACCTACTCTGGAGATTACGAATGAAAACTATTCAACTTGCCACACATCCCCCAGTAAATATCAAGATCTGGGAGAAGAGTAGGAAATACTTTTGGGCATACGATTACGATGGTTGTCCTAAGTATGGTCCATTCAAATCACAGCAGCAAGCACACACTGACGCCGTTGCATTCTCTGAAGCATGAGTGACACTTACGGAGCAAAGATCGCCTCTATTCCTGATAGTTTAGAGGCACTCTTAGATCTATACGATGAGGGACATTTACCACCCGCTGAGCAAGTACAACTAGCACAGCAGTTGATTGACTTAGACCTAGATGATTACCTCACACAGTATCAACCACTATGTGATTATTTCATCGCTGAGGGTCTATGTTATGATGTAGAGGTAGGTGACACTTAGGGACAGTGTTTTGTCCCTCGTTGTTGATGCCGCCGAAGGCGGTATATAAAAAAGGTATACTTCCCTAACCTACAACAGTATTGTATCGCCTTCGAGATACTATCCATATTAAAAAATTTTTCCAGTATGAAAATTCTCCCCACAAGATTTCCAAGGTATAGCGTGAGTGATACTGGAAAGGTTTTTCATGATGGTAAAGAGATTGCCGCCCACCCTAGAGGAAACCTTACGAAGGTCAACGATAGTCGCTATATGGCGGTCAATATATCAATCTATGATGAAAACGGAAAGTTTGCGAAACAGACGAAGCATTATGTGCATCGCCTAGTTGCCGAAGCATTCATACCAAATCCAGAAAATCTTTCTGATGTGGATCACATTGATTGTGTTAAAAGCAATAACCATGTAAGTAATCTTCGATGGTCTTCAAGGGACGACAACATGGCGAGGAATCGCTTACCGAATGGGACGATACGCAAACGCAAAAGTTATTATATAATGGAGGATGGTAATTGGATATTGATTCCAAAGTCAGACTACGACAAGCATGGTATCACTCATGAAACTAAGAAAACCAGTAACTGATTATATTGCTCCTAAGGTAACCACAACTCCTTGGGAGCAATTTCAATATATCGCTATAACACTCTCAGAGACCCTCAGGATCGCCTGTAGCACGGGTCTACAACGTATTAGGAGACTTAGTAAGGTATGACTACTAATTCAATGACAAGAGGCGAGAAGTATCTTGCTTTAGTAGAGGAATACAAAGACCTCTTAGATCTACCATGGACTGGAAGGAGACTCTACGGGTGCTACGAGATCATTCGTAAGTATATGAAATGGAAGCATGATTACGACATGATCGACTTCAATGCTCGTGGAGTGATTCGATTTACTGATGAAGCAATTGCTGAGCAGAAGGGGGAATGGATCTTCCGTAGTGAGTGGGGAGATGAGTTAGTGCAATGGGATGATCTTCGTGTTGATGATATCCTAGTCCTCAGATTGTATACCACACCACTGGGCGGATCGTATTCCGTGGGAGGAGACAGTCGTATCCCTAACCATGGTGGTGTGTATCTGGGCGATGGATTCCTTCTACACCATCCTTACGGAGATGTCTCACAGATTGCAGATCTTTACAATCCTGCGTTTGCTGTTTATCAGCAGGCATGTGTTGGCGCTCTGAGATGTAGTGAAATTACTTCTGAGTCTACATAAAGTAAAACTGAATACCATATGAGTTATGAGCAAGAGGTATGTGCTAGAAGTAGAAGTAGATGAGCATGGGGAATGTTTCATCACACTCCCTGATGAGATGCTTGAAGAGACTGGATGGGATGTAGGGACTGAGTTAGATTGGTCTGAAGAGATTGATGGATCTATTATCCTGAAAGAGATACTTGAGTAAAAAAATCGTAAAAACCGCGTGGACCTTAAAATGACTAATAGTAATGAAAATTCCGTCCCACAATTTGAAAGTGACGCAGAATATTTTAAGTGGGCGTTTGAGCAGATCAGCAAGAGCATCAAGAATCTTGCGGAGCGTCAAGCGGTGTTGGAGCAAGCGTTTCAGAAACTTCCGCCCCCTGGTGCGGATATGGTGAAGTATAAGATTCCAGGTGATGACGAATACAGTAATCTCAAAGAGTTGCTGGATAATATCTTTGACCGACTAAATACGATTGAAACCGTTAACGGTATATAATGGCAGCGTATGTTGAGGAGACTTCTAGGAGTTACCCCAATCCAATATCGTCACAAGAGATGGCGGGAAGTTTCAAGCGACCATCGTCGTCGAAATACCGCTCGCATGAATCTGCCCCAGGAGTAGGCACAGGCACCGATTATCAGATCACCTTTCAAGGTGCGGGTCCTGGATCATATCCCCTGGGGAAAGACTCTGTACACTATATTGGTGATAACGATCCTCAATGCGTAGGCAACTGTGATGGAGAGCGTCAAGCGATCTATCGTTTCTGGAGAAGTTGCAAAAGAGATCATAAGTATTCAATCACACCCCAACTCCAAGAGAGGGATATGGGTGTTGAGAATGAAGATTGGCAAAAGGCAGCAGGTGGTTACAGACCTGAGCCTAAGAATGGCAAACCTGTATTCTATCTACTGAGAGAGCAACTAGAGAATACTGTCCCTGTCAAACTATTCTATTCATATTGGCCTGACAATACTCTACTACATGCTGGTAGTGGTAATCCTCCAGGCGTCAATGTAGGTAATGGTAAAGGTAAGCACGCTGACCTAGGTATCATTGGATATGCCTATACCTCCCAGCAGAGCGGCACTGTGCCTCTGTATCATTATCGATATGGTAACTACGGTGCATCTAAAGGTAGAGACATCGATGACTTCTATACTATCGACCCCTCTCAAGAAGTTGACCTAGGAGGCGGTCCTATACCCCCCAGGAAGGCGCGAGACGGGTCCTGGCAGTATCAGGGTATCGAATGCTATGTTTATAGCGGAGAAGACCCCTCTGCACCTAAGAGGCAGTATAGAGACATTGGTAAGATCGGTCCTACTGGTCAGTGCATTAACAAGCGTGGTTGGTATGCGTTTGAAGCAGATGATCAACCTTTCAACTGGAGAGTTTATAACAGAGGTGGATATCCTGGTGGTTATGGTAATGGACCTAGTGGTCAAACTCCTGGTGTGCTGGGATTTGGTAATCCAGACAATGCTGAGATCTTAAGTGAAGAAGCAAACTTTGAATGGTTGTATGGTCTGAATGGTGCAATCAAAGGAGCAGTGCCACGCTTCCTAGGATTTGAAGATAGTTACGACTCACAGTATTACTATTATCTCTACGACACATCATATCCTTGGAATGGTCCGATCTTTGGTATTCAGTATCAACTGAATGATATACCATGCTGTCCTAACACTACATGCCCCAGCAGCAGCGGGAGACCACAACCTTGTTGTGACCCTAACGACCACTTCTACTCACACTTTTATGAGATCCGTGAAGATTCCTGGGAGACAACTAAGTCACGCATTAGTATCAATGACATTAGCACCAATGGTGTAAAGGAAGCATTCCTTCCCATTGCTACAGATGATCGTCGTCTCTTATTCCGATACACATCTACCACTGGTAGTTTCAAACGAGGAGAGACTCTTAATGGTTGGATCATCACATCCGTAGTTTACTTCGGTGATGAGATGCGAGCAGGCATCATTGAGCTCAATGCTGGCACAGTAGGTCAGACATTTACATACAATGGCACCATTACTTCTGCAGATGGTGCGACTGCTATTGTCCTTGCGGGATATGGTATCCCCAACAAAGCAGCGTTTGCGGGTGTCTATGAATTTCCTAAGCGTATCTCTTACTATCAGGTAGAGATTAACCCCAGAGCACTCATCCCTACACGCACACTTGACGCAGCAGAAGCGGAAGCAGTAGTCGATAACAACGGATCGATTACAGAAGTGCTGATGATTGCGGGTGGTAAGGGATATAAGAATCCAACTGTTGAGGCAATCAACCCCAGAGTATTGGATGCATTCTCCCCTGGAGACAAATCTAGGTTTATGCAGGACGGTGTTGTGCGGGCACCAGAGAATGAAATCCAGACTTCGTTCCTAACACCCGACACATCTAACGAGATCGACAATAACGTGCGCGATACGTTTACTGATTTCGGTGTAGACATAGGTCAGATACCCTTTGCTTCAGATAAAAATGCAGAAAAAGTCAAACTTAAGAAAGCAATCCTAGAGGTATCGGAGATCACCGAAGATGGTGAGATCATGAGCATCCGTGTTGTTGATGGTGGTGCGGGATATAACCAGTCAGAGCCACCAACAGTGATGATTGTTGAGCCCGAAACCTTTGATTACAAGTCCCCAGAGATTGCAGAGGGCAATGAAGAGCAGGTAAGAGAAACGATTACACAGATGGGCACGGACTTTGCTTCCAAGTTTAAGGATGCAATGCCCTCAACCGAGTTTAATCAATTCAACAACTACATGACAAGCTCCTTTGTTACTGCAACAGCAGGACCAAAGACCGCAGTTGTTGATACTTATCTGCGTGTGCCCGATCGTGAAGACGGACATGAGACAAAATATTGCTTTGACATCCCTGCAAAGTGTATTTCTATTCCTGTGTCAGGCACTTTGTCATCCGTCCCCGCCAACTGGGAGTCGCTGTTTACATATACAACCGCAGATCCTGGTGTTGCTCAGTGGTATAAGGACTCTTCTGGACTGATCTCGGATGCTTTCCGTAAGGGTGATGCATACGTTGACAACATGAGCAGTGCTTATGGTGCGTTTGGTGGATCAAACTGCATCACTTCAGCGCAACCTAAACTGTATAACATCAGAAGATGGTTTGATATGCCCTGTGCATTCCTTGCTGCAGGCGGTGATGAGGCAGGTGAGCAGAAAGCATACGGTTATTTGGTCTACAAGTATAACGCATCGGAAGAGCAAGAGGCATCATTCCGTGTTTCTTTGGAGATTGAAGGTAAGACCATTGGATCTATGGGTCCTGACTTCATGGATTTCCTCAATGGTATGCAGAAACCTCGCCTGACACCCACAAGAAAAGTATCAGGTGGATATAAGACATGGAGTTGCAGGCAGAGTGGTGTTGATGGCAGATGCTATCGCGACCCAACAAACTCCAGTGACATCATCTTTGTGCCTGTGGGTTTGGATGAAAATACATTTGACTACAACCGTCAAGGATTCTCAGAGTATGAGCAGTTTAGACTCTGGTTAGGAGACAACCTAACTGGCGGTGGACTGACTTCTGGTAGCACATCATGGTCATGGGTTGATGATGAGACAACTACCGACTCTGAAGGTAATTCATCGACTACAAGTTACGGTGGCACCACGTCAACTTCATACACTGCATTCACTGTAGACTGTAGTCCTGACCCTGGTAGCACTAATGTCCCTAATGCAGATTGTTGGGATAAGTATGTGCGTGCCACAGGAGCGCCCTCAGACGCTCCTCTGGACGTTTACTGTGGATATGATACAAGTGGTAATGGGATAGGTGGACAGCGATTCTGGGAGATCAGAGGACCCGCTAACGGCACGGTGCCTGATGGATATACAACACCAACTGGACCAGTGAATCCCTTCTGCTCTCAATGCACAGGATCATCAACATATCCCACATGGTCTATTGTCTTTGGCGGTGGACCTCCTGCTTGTGGTCTAGATAATGTGAATGATGCATCTATCGCTGTTGACCCCCAACGTATTTACGATCATGGAGACGGTGTGGGTAAAGTTATGCAGATGGGATCATACGATGGCACCATGCTAGTCAGAAACTGGTTGACTGGTGGCTCGATTCAACTTGGTAGGACCATCAGGAATATGGGCAACCCATACTTTGACGAATGTGATGGACTCAATTCCTGGAGAGCAGGTAATTCAATTAACGACGACATCCTTTAACTATGGCATATGGATTTCTAAAACCTGTTGCATCACTGAATGGTCTACCATGCTCTGGACATGGACTTTGTATACCATCCACCATTCACTCTGTACAGGCGTGTGGCACCCCTCCAATCCCCTACAGCATCGTTATTAAGAATTTTACATGCTGGTGGCCCCCTTTGCCCCTAATTCCGTTGACAGCGATCAACCCATTTAGGGCAACAGTGCTGGTAAACATGATTCCGATCATGTTGATGGGTGATGTTTTCATCAATCACCCTGCAGTTTGCTCAAATATCATCATTTACCTGTGCCCTTGTGGCAAAGCAATTTGTGCAATCCCAACTCCTATCCCATGTAGTCCCTTAACTATTGAAGATATGGGTGTTATTGGACACCCAAGAGTTGTTATGGCAACAACTTTGACAGTCTTTGCACTGAAATTGCCTGTTGCACGCATCCTAGACCCCCTCGGAGTCGGATTTCCTGGTTTCTCTTACCCTTGTTCGTCGGTTGTTGCCTTTGGACACCCCACTGTGCTTGCCTCATGAAGCAAATCTGCTATAATTAGTAGGTCCACAACGGAGAAAAATGGCAACTCGAAGCAAAGTCGGTATCTCAGGCACTAATTTCATGCCTGGCAAACCCAAAGCAACTCGACAAGGATCATCTAAAAACACAAAGTATGCCGCGACATCACGAAACAACGCGAAAAAGAGATACCGTGGTCAAGGACGATAAGGTGAAGACCACGCCTGAGTTGGTAAATGAAGCAAACAACGCACTTTACCATGCAACAATGAATCTCCCACATGCAGCAAAGCACTGTGGCATGACAGAAAGGGAGATGAAAATGACATTTAGAGAATTCCTCAAGTATCAGGAGCAATAATCATGCGAGATCTCCTCTTCATCAGTCAGGATAAGGAAATGGCTCTCATCCAAGAGCTGATTTACAAGATCAAGATGGCACGTCTTGACATTCATCCGTCCAAAACTTGTTTTCTTTGTGTCTCTCCTGACTATTCAAGCATCGTTGCTCAACATTTGAGTCACGGTTTGTCGATGGATGGGGAGATTTTTCATATTGAAGCAGTAAATGTCAACTTTCCAGACGAAAGTCCTAAAAAATATCAGATAGATTTCAGTCTCAACTATGCAGAGTGGGTCTTAGAATGGGACAACTTTGTGCTTATCGAAGCAGGAGTGATCAGAGGTGGCACTTACACCTGGATTACCAAGGCAATGGAAGACTTCTCACCTGAAAATTACTATACTGTTGCACTTGCTGAGAATACTGGAAGTCAATTCCAGTCTGATTTTGTCGGATTGTATTACGACGACAGTAAAGAAGACCTACATTATTGGTGGGAGCGTCCCAATAATCATTGGGATTGGCACTAAATAACTTTATGCACTATGCAGGAGACTAACAATGGCTAATTCACCAGTACCTGACCAGGGAAAAGCATTCCTGGAATCTGGGATGACGCTAATAACTGATCCTAGAAGTGATAAATATCTCAACATGGCGCGTAAGCGCCAATCCGATCCACCCAAAGATCGGAATTCAAAATGGTGTGGTGGTAAAAATGGGTTTGACGACTATGTAGAAAGGATGTAATGGCATCTTACAGATTCAGATCCGAGAAATACGTCAGTAGAGGATACAAAGACTTGTCTGTTTCATTCAAGTCTAATCCATCTACTGGCGATTTTGGCATAGTTAAGAATGAAAATGCGATTAAGCAGGCAGTAAGAAACCTTTTACTGACTGATCTCGGTGAAAGACCCTTTCAACCCTCTGTTGGGTCAAGGATTAAGGGTCTTTTGTTTGAGCCTTGGGATGTTTTTAGTGCAGATGAGATCAAAGGTGAGATTAGAAACTGCTTGAGTCGTCTAGAACCTAGAATTCAAGTCACAAAAGTGACTCTTACTGATGATTCTGACCTAAATGCTATTGCAGTTGAGCTTGATTATACCATTGTTGGTGAAACTGTCGTCCAAACTATCGAGTTTCTCTTAGAGAAGGCATAAAATGTCCGCAATTCCCTCACAACTTACGTCTCTGGACTTCTTTGAGATCAAAGAATCCATCAGATCTTACCTCAGGACTCGTAAAGAGTTTTCAGATTACGATTTTGAGGGAAGTAGCGCATCGTACTTGATCGATATCCTCGCTTATAACACATATTATACAGCATTCAACGCTAATATGGCGCTGAATGAGTCATTTCTTGAGACTGCAACCGTTAGAGACAACATTGTCCGCATTGCGAAGCAGTTAAATTACACTCCTAGGTCAATTAAAGCGCCTAAAGCGTGTATTTCTCTTGAAGCAAAAGCAGAATTGTCGCTGAATGGCATCACATTCCCCGAATTTGCGACTTTGCAGAAGGGAGATGTCTTTGTTGCGGAGAATGCACTCGATTCTTTCACGTTTACACTCACAAAAGACATCACAGTCCCCGTAAATTCCTCAACTGGGATCGCGATGTTTGATAATGTCGTCATTTATCAAGGAAATCTGCTCACATACAACTATACAGTTGATTATACGAAGCAACAAGAGTTTCTGATCCCCGCAGAAAACGTAGATACCGATCTTCTCAACGTTGATATCTCTCCAAACGCACAATCTTCGGAAACTGACACATACAGTCTCGTAAATAACGCGACTGCGTTGACCGAAACCTCCAGAATCTACTATTTGGAGGAAACTGATGACCTCAGATACCGCTTAATCTTCGGTGATGGCGTTTTGGGGCGCAAATTGATCGATGGTGAATTTATCAGACTGGAATATGTGCAAACTGACGGTGTAGCAGCAAACGGATCGAAGTCATTTAGCTTTATTGGTAACATTGTTGACTCTGATGGGCGCGTATTGCCCACTTCAGGTATGAATCTGACTGTCAAAGAAGCAGCACAGCAAGGTGAAGACCGCGAATCGGGTCTGAGCGTCAAATTCAGAGCACCTAGAGCGTATGCAACGCAAAACCGTGCTGTGACTGAGAATGATTATGAGCACATCGTCTCTGAAGTGTATCCCCAAGCGGCAGCAATTACTGCATACGGTGGAGAGAGACTTTCTCCTCCAATCTACGGCAAAGTCTTTATCGCTATCCGCCCTAAGACGGGCACAAAGCTCAATGCGAGCACAAAAGCGAAAATCAAGAATGATTTGAAGAAGTTTGCGGTTGCATCGATCGAGCCTGTCATCGTTGATCCCACTTCTTACTACATCATTCCCAAATCTTACGTTTACTACGACGGAAACGCAACTTCCAACACTGGATCGGGTATTGGCACCAAAGTGCTGCAGTCAATTGATCAATTTAACAAAGCAGGTCAAACAAACCGCTTCAATAACCGTATTGACGGATCTAAGTTTGGTGCTGTAATTGATCAAAGCGATACATCCATTGCTGGTAGCGTAACTCAGATTACTTTGGGTCAAAATCTGGATCAATTTACTTGGGGTAACGTATTTACCCAATGTTTAGACTTTGGTAACAGAATTTACGATCCTTCAGCCTATGCTGGCGACGAGCCTAAGAATGGAGACGGCACAGACCCTGATGGTAACGTCGGTGGCACAAAATGTGACCCCTCATTCTCTGTGGTCAAATCTGGCACATTCTATGCAACTGGTTATACCGAAGATTTGGTAAACCTTGCACTTGACGAATCAACTGGCGCTCAGATCATCACCCCTGCGTTTAATTCCAACGTTGCAACTGAAGTCCTGGTCCCTGTCAACATCAGAGACGATGGTAAGGGCAACTTGATGCTGGTTACCAAGCGTGATGAGACAGAATTGATTCTCAACCCAACCGTTGGCACGGTTGACTACGAATCTGGCAAAGTTTGCGTTGGTCCTCTGGCAATTTCGGATACTCCCGATAATACAGAAAGACTACCCATTCAGGTCGTGCCTTACAGTGGATCTATCGATATTCCACCTGGCGTTGACCCCACAATCTTTAATCCTGCGGTTAATCCAATCGACTTTACGATTAACACAATCCCTGTCCCCTCCTTCGATCCCAACAACTTCTCGGGATACAACTTCGGTCCTACAGGGGGTATAAATATCATTGATTACCCAATGGATTCTTTCGAGTATCCAGTGCCAGACGGTTGTTTCTGAGATAGATGCAAAACAAAAACATTAACGTATCTGATCGCGTCGAAGGTCAACTACCTGAGTTTATCAGGGAAGAAGATCAGCAGTTTGTCAACTTTCTCTTCGAGTATTATAAGTCTCAGGAGAAAACAGGCAGACCGTATGATATCCTCAATAACCTTCTCAATTATCTCGACATAGACGAGTATAATGCTGAGCAGCTTTCTAGTAGCACACAACTGCTTTCCAATGTTGGTCTTTATGAAGACAAACTGGAAGTAGAGGGTATTGATGGATTCCTGGATCAGAATGGATCCATCATGATTGATAATGAAGTCATGTATTACGAGTCTGTAACTCGTGGTCCTGACGCTATCATCACTCCTGGCGTATCTATCGCTCAGTTTGATAAGAAGAAACAACAACTGGAAAATCCTTTTACACTGTTCGATGGTGTAAGGTCACAATTTCCTCTGAGTTTCCTTGGCACTCCCACTTCACCCCCAAGTGCTGAGCACCTCCTTGTAGTCACTTACAACTACTTCAATATCCCTGGGGTTGACTATTACCTTGAGGGAGATGAGATTCGTTTCACCACTCCACCCCGTCAGAGGACTGGTGTTGACAATTCAGACTTTACTCAGATCATTTATCTGGTTGGTTATGCAAACCAACCTATTTTGACATTGGATGCTGTCTCTTTTGAAGAGTGGCAGGGTGGTCATGAGTATCCAATGCGTCTCAATACTCAGGCATATCGTCCTACATCAGAAATTGGTCTGATTGTCCATAGAAACGGTAGACTCCTCAAACCATATGAGGATTATTCTGTATTTGAAGACAAACTGATCTTTGATGCACAACTGGGTGCTGCTGATATCATTCACATCCGCTCTGTTGAATATATTGCACCATCATTTGGATCTGGTGCAGATGCTATTGTCCAGGTAGCAGAAAGTGGTGCTATTGATCGTCTGATTCCTAAGTCAGGTGGTAGTGGTTATCGTCTGGACTTTAATCCTAAGGTTACCATCATCTCAAATAATGGTAATGGTGCAACTGCCAAGTCATTGATTGGTGGTGTTAAGGATATTCGTCTTATTGATGGTGGTCAAGGTTATTCATCATATAACCCACCCACTCCAGTCATCTCAGAACCCACAAACAGCAGTGGTAGCTTTGCTGTGTTGTCTCTGACTGTTGATGACACAACAGGACAAGTTGATTCCGTTACCATCGAGAATTCTGGTAGTGGATATGACTTCATTCCTGCTATTACATTTAGAAACCCCAGTGGTGCTGCATGTGGACAACCTCAGATTGATTCTGAAGGTAGATTGGTTGCCAATAGCATTGCTGTATCTGAAATGGGTCAGGGATATTCCAATCCCCCTATTGTCTATATTGATCCCGCCCCAGAAGGTGGTATCAATGCTCAGGCAGTTTCCAGAATTAACCAAGATGGTCAGGTCTACGAAGTCCTGATCACAAATAGAGGTAGAGGGTATCTCACACCTCCTAGGACCCGTATTATCCAACCTGTGGGCGCACAGGTGCTTGATGTGACGGTTGCATCAGGATCTGTCACCAATATCGAAATGTTGACTGGTGGACAGGGTTATACTGACGCTCCTTCTGTTTATATTGTCGATGATCGCAAAGATGCTTACGGTGAGCCTATTGGCGGCACAGGAGCAGAAGCAATTGCAACGATCTTCAATGGTGAGATCACTGATATTAACGTTGTCAACTTTGGTGAAGGATATTCAACTGAATTCCCTCCCAAGATCTACATTGCAGAGCCTCGTGCTGCCAGAGCGTCTGTAGACGTTGGTTTTGACGAAGTTACTGGTTTTGACATTATTGAGCGTGGTGAAGGTTACTCACCTTCGGCATTCTTGGGTGTTTCTCGTGGTGTGTCTGGTCCTGTTGGATATGATCAACTCCACAACGAAATCTATGCTGGAGAGTCTGCTCTGAGGCAGTCCACACACCCTCAGGGGTCTGTTGTGACTAATTTGGACTCTCTCTTCCTGAGAGAAGTCTTTGATAAGTTTAGAAGACAGTTTCTGCCTACTATTGACGTTGACTTTGCTAAGGTCAACCCAATTCAGGTCATTAAGACCATTAAAGACTTCTATATCTCAAAAGGCACCGAGCTTGCTACTCAGTATCTGTTTAAGATCCTGTTTGGTGAAGAAGTCTCTATCTTCTATCCCAAAGATGAGATTATTAGTCCCTCCCATGCAACTTGGGTGGTTGACACCGTGTTGCGTGCTGAGTTGCTCGAAGGTGACCCAAATAACCTGATCGACTCTCAGTTGAATCAGTATGCCGACCCCGTTGACCAGAATATCAAGGCAGCGTCTGCTCTGATTGAAAACGTCATCACTATTATTGAAGGCACAGACACAATCTACGAATTGGCAATCTCAGAGGAAACTCTGACTGGCGAATTCAAGATTCCTTACAAAACTAGCCTCGTAGAGCCTCTGACTACTGATGGTCAGATTATTACCGTTGACTCTACTATTGGATGGCCATCTAGAAACGGCACAATCCGTATTAACGACCAGGAAGAGGTCCAGTATAAGGAAAAATCACTCAACCAGTTTATTGAATGCACCAGAAGCAGAAATGGTGTTGTTGAGGACTGGGATCCTGGCACTGTGGTCCAATCTGACATCTTTGTGTATGTCAACAGAGGCACAGACCAAGAATGTAAGATGCGTGTCTTGGGTATTGCTGAAGCAGGCACTACCGTCCTGGATGACACTGGATCTTACTACATTCAGGGTGACAAACTGAAAGTTGCTAACCTGGGATCGACAGCACTCGATGAGAGACTGTCTTCTTGGTTGTATAACGTCAAGAAACTCATTCAAGTTGATCGCATTGAGTCTGGTGGTGTTAATAACCAGACTGCAACTGTTTATTGCAATAACCCCCACGGTCTTCTGGTTTCTGATCAGGTGACGATCTATGGTGCAAACCCCGTTGTGTATAACGGCACCTTTACCGTCACATCTCGTATTGACCCCCTGACCTTCTCCTATCAACTGAATACACCTACTGATATTATCCCTCAAGGTAATATCCTGTTGTCAGTTGACCTTAACAGAGGTAAGTCTGATCAAGAGTCAATCAACAAAGTTATTAGTGAGTTTACGACTAATATCCAAAACTCCTTCTTTAATAATGATTATGTGTATGTGGCAGCATCTGGTCTGCCCAACTATAAGATTGGTCCTTTCACAGGGTCAGCACTCATCCCTGGTAACCAGCGTAAACTGCTGAGATTCCCCAGAAACGTCCAGACTATCTCTGAGCGTCAGAATGTTGCTGCAAACTCACCTATTGGTGCATGGATCAATGGTGTGTCTATCTGGTCCTACAAGTCTTCTGAGTATGTCCAGTTTGGACCTCTGACTGGTATTACAGTAACTAACCAGGGCGAAAACTATGACGCTGGTAACAAACCCAACCTTGAGATTACAGGTGGTGGCGGATCAGGTGCTTCTGGTGAAGTTATCGTTAATGGTAGTCTGACATCATTTACTGTCACTAACCAAGGTAGTGGTTATACCG